AGGCCGAGCTGCGCGCGCTCGAGGAGCGCCTTGTCGGCTTGCGCGAAGGCGCCAAGTCGGCGCAGGCCGCGCTCGACGAGCTGAGCGCCGCGGCAGTGGCCGGCGGCGAGGACCGCATCCAGCGCCTGCGCACGGGCCTCGGGCTGGTCATCACGGAGGCGAAGACGCTCGACTTCGCTCGGCGCCTGGCAAAGGAATCCCTGGGCGCCGACGACACGGTCGCGCGCGAGGCCAGCGAGCGCCCAGCCAAGCTCGCAGCGGCGCGCAAGGCGGTCGCTGACAGCCGCGAGTCCCTCGCCGCCGCGGAGCGCCGCCAGCAGCAGCTCTCGGCGCTCGCGCGCCGCGCCGGCGAGGTCACCGCCGCGCGGGACCAGATCGCCTCGCTCCGCGCCGAGCTCGCCCAGCATGCAGACGCGATTCGGGGCCATGAGTCGCAGGCAAACGACGCCGCGGCCCAGGTGAAAGCGTGCGAGGCGGAGCTCGCACCGATGGGCGAGCGGCACCGGGCGCTGAACGAGCAGGCGGACCAGGCCAAGCCGCTCGCCGATCAGCTCCCGAACATCGCCCTCGCCGCGAGCAAGCTCGAGGAGCGCACCGCGCAGCGCGCCGACGTCGTTGGGGAGCTCGAGGCCTCCGAGTTGGCCCTCGACGAGCTTGGCCTCCCGCCAGCGCCTGTCGCGGTCCCCAGCGTCGCCCCGCAGCGCGAGAAGGTCACCACCCTCGACCAGGGCGCCCGCGCCGCGCACCAGGCCGTCGCCGTGGCGGCGAGCAAGCTCGACGCCGCCCGGGCCATGGAGGCGCAGATCCGCGCGCTGGAAGGGCAGCAGCGCGCCGAGGAGACCGAGCTCGCCGACTGGACGCGCCTCGCGAGCGACCTCGGGCGGCAGGGGCTCCAGGCTGCCGAGATCGACGGGTGTGGCCCCGAGCTCACGGCGCTGGTGAACGACCTCCTCCACAGCGCCCACGGCCCGCGGTTCACGCTGCGCATCGACACCCAGAAGCTCAGCGCCGACGGCAAGAAGACTCTGGAGGGATGCCAGGTCACCGTCATCGATACGGTGCGCGGCCGCGAGGACGAGGGGAGCAAGTTCAGCGGGGGCGAGCGGGTGATCATCGGCGAGGCGCTCGCGCTCGGCCTGTCGATGCTGGCGTGCCAGCGCAGCGGGCTGCGCGGGATCACGCTGGTGCGCGACGAGACGGGCGCCGCCCTCGATCCGCTGAACGCGGAGGTCTACGTGAAGATGCTGCGGCGGGCGGCGGAGCAGGTCGGCGCCGACCGGGTCTTGTTCGTCTGCCACAACCCGGAGGTGGCCGAACTCGCCGATGCGCGCATCAGGGTCGCCGGCGGGCGGCTGGTCGTCGATGCGCCGGCGGGGAGGGTGGCGGCGTGAGCCACGCTGACGGTCGCGTCCCGCCCGAGCGGCTCGAGGAGTTCGCTCGCGCCCTCGGGCTCCAGCAGGCCATCCTCGTGGGCTGGGCCGCAGACGGCACGACGCACGTCGTCACCTGGGGCGACTCCCTCGTCGATAGCGCCCAGGCCGCGCAGGGCGGCAACTTCGTCAAGAAGGCTCTCGGCTTCCCAGAGTGCGTGTGCATGGAGTTGAGCCCGCGGGTTGCCGCTGCGCTCGAGCGCTGGGGGAAGGCGTCGTGAGCGAGCTCGAAGAGCTGCGTGCCTGGAAGCAGTGCGCCGTCGAGCTGCTCGCGCGCTGGCGAACGGCGCCGCGCAACGTCTGCCAGAGCAAGCTCGCGTGGGACACCGACGAGTTCGTCGGCCCGGACTGTCCGGCGTACGACGCGGTGATTTCCGCCAGCCCTGAAGCGCGCGACTCGACGCCACCGCCGGCGCCGATGCTCCTCTGGTGTCCCGGCTGCGGGCAGCGTCACCTCGACGAGGGCGAGTTCGCCACCAAGCCGCACCACACGCACGCCTGCCAGCACTGCGGCCACGTCTGGCGGCCAGCCGTCGTTGCCACCGTCGGCGTCCGCTTCCTGCCGGGGTTCAAGAACGAGCAAGCCACGGCCGAGCTCCGCGACGACACGCTTCTCGGCGCAGCCTCGCTCGGCGAGATCGCCGCCGAACTTCGGCTCCGAGCTTTGAGCCCGAGAGCTCAGCGAGACATCGACCGCATCGCTGACGAGCTGCTCCAAAAGGTGCCCTCCGATGGCGGTGCGGCCTGATGGACCTGCTCTCGCCGGCACGGAATTTTCCCGCCACTCGACCTTGACCACGCTACGCTGGTAGCGTAGTATATAGGGTGCCCACGGTCCTCCGCATCGGTCCCTACCGGTTCCACTTCTACGCTGCTGATGGCGGTGAGCGCGCACATGTCCACGTCCACGGCCCCTTCCGCGGTCAGCCCAAATTCTGGATCAACCCGGTGGCCCTCGCGGACGAGGCCGGCGTCTCGGCCCGCACCCTTCGCGAGATCGAGCGGATCGTAATCGACAATCAGGAACACCTACTCCGGAGCTGGAATGAATTCTTCGCGCAGTGAACCCCTACACGCGGCCCGCGCCTGGGCCGCCAATCGAACGGTTTTCGTCGAGCTCGACGACGGCCGGATCTTCGGCTTGCCGGCGCGGAAGGTCGAGAACCTCGCCGAGCTGAGCGACGACCAGCTCGCGCGTGTCGAGATCATGCCACATCCGAACGGCGACGCTCTTCGATGGCACTTCAACCCGAGCGACGAGTATGCCGTCACGAGCATCTCCGTGTGGGACCTCGTCGAGGGAGCGCCACGGGCAGTGCGCGCCTGGGTGGATGGGCGTACGGTGCTGTTCGAGCTCGGCGATGGCCGCGTCTTCGGTTTTCCAGCCGCGGGCTTCGAGCGACTCGCCGCGGCGAGTGATGGCGACCTCGCCGCCGTTCAGGTGACGGCGAGCGGCTACGGGCTGCGCTGGGAACCCGTCGACGAGGACATCTCGGTGCCGGGCATCGTCGCGGCGAGTCGCAGGGCGGCGTCATGACGGAGGAGCTCGAGAGCAGCCGCCGCAAGCGCATCATCGCCGGCAAGCTCGAGCCGGGCGACGTCGCGGCGCTGCGCCGCTTCGTCGGGCTGACCCAGGAAGAGTTCGCGCTGGCGCTCGGCATCAGCGCGCGCACGCTGCAGAACTGGGAGCAGGACCGCACCACGCCGGACGGGCCCGGCCTCGCGCTGCTGCGCATCGCTGCGCGCGAGCCGCGCGTGATCCGCAAGAATCTCGCGACGGTGGGCTGAGCGCATTTTTTTCAATGCGCCCGGCTCGTGCGCATGTCATGCTGTATTCCGTAATCGACGCTGCGATTTTCGCGGCGACCTCACAGGGAGACCTGATAAATGCATTCAGTCATCACCAGCCAGCCGCGCCCCTATACTGGCGCCGTTAGTCGCGACGAGAACCCCGCTGCCCATGGCGGCGTCTGCGAGCACCAGCGCTGCACCTGCGGCGCTGTGCGCTACGTCAATCTGAACGGCCGGCACCGGGAGGTTGGCGACTGGGATCTCCCGCACGATCGCGTCAACGTGCAAGCCATCGCCGCGACGCCGGAGATGTGCCGCCAGTACCTGGTCGACGCTGCTGGCAGCGCGCGCGGCCGCGAGATCATTGAAGAGATCTTGGGTGGTTGCGCCTGCGCCGTGCTCGACCACCCAAGCCGCGGGGATGACGCCAGCACGGTGCGCATTGCGCGCCTCGTGCACAGTCGTCTCGGGTGATAGCGACCGGCGCAGCGGGCCTTCGCGGGCTCGCCACGCTGGCCGCAATCACGGCCCGTCAGCAGCAGAGGATACGACAATGATCAAGATCGCGCATATCGACCACGCCCGCGGCTACGGCCTCGACCACCTGCGAGACCCCTCGGGGCTGCGCTACCTGATCGGGCGCGAATACTGGAGCGCCGAGGAGGCCGCCCGCACCGCGGCGGCGAGAGACCTGCCACAGGACTCACGGTGCGCCCCTGCGCCATACCGCATCGAGGACGAGGACGGTACCGTGTGGATCGTGTGGGGCGACGGGACGCTCGTGGACGAGATCCGCCCGAAACAGGGCCCTTATCGCTATCGCTGAGAGAGGCAGACCATGACCCGGCTCACCACCACGACGTACGACCTGGAGCGCCGTTGCCAACACTGGGGCGAGGCCGGCAAAGACCCCCACGGCCTCATGCAGCACCAACAGTGCGCCCGCGAGGGGGTGCAGGTCCGCCTGCGCTGTCCTGCAGGACGTCCCGATGCAGTATCCGCGTATTGCGACGAGCACGGTGGCGAGGAGCGCGCGCGCCGCGCGGCCTCGCGCGACTGGAATTACCTGGCTCCCGAGAGCGTGGGTGGCGCTGCAGCCGTCGAGAACGCGGGCTGCATGCAGCTCCAGACTGTGCACGCCTACGTGGTGCTGAGGCAGGTGCCGCAGCAGCAGGGCGGCAAGTGGTTGGCTTGGCGAGGCCTCGGCTCGATGCTAACGCCTGTGGTCAACCCCCAAGGGCAGAGGCGCAGTCGCGGCGGCAAAGCGAAGGCGAAGCAGAAGGATGCTCCGGTCACCTCGTTCCCGACGCGGGAGGCCGCGCTGGAACTCGCTATCCTCGAGTCGCGGCGCGCGACTACAGCGCGCGTCGAGGAGATTCGCCGCGCTCGAGGCGGCACGCTCGAATGGGGCACGCCGGTCGAGCCGCTCGACGAGCCTGTGGTCATCGTCCTCGAGCAGGGCGATTCGAGGAGCGCATGGGATATCGCCGTCACGTTGACGAGGCGCTCGCGCTCCGGGGTGGCCGGGATCACGGGCTTGCGTCCTAGCGGCGAGTGCGCGTGACCATAGACTCAGCGTGACCTGGAACCCCTATCCGCCGTTGCCCCTCGGCGCGCTGCGCGACCTGCTCGGCATCACCCGGGCGCTGTACCGCGCCACGCTCGAGGAGGACCCGCGCGACGTCATTCGACTCCAGGCGCTCGAGGACATCGGCAAGGGCCTGCGCGCCGCCCTGCAGGCTCGCCGCGCTCCCCGAGGGACGAACGCCCACCTCGACGCGTGGGCGGCCGCCGAGCGCGCAACGAAGGCCCTCGGCGAGCTCGTCCGCGAGTCGATGGAGCTCACCCTGCTCGTGGAACCGACTGCGCGCCGCGTGTCGCGCGGGCAGCAAACGATGGGTTGAGTTCGCGATAGCCGAGCGTGGCAACGAGCCACGACGCCGCCGCGCGCGCGCCGCGAAACGACGAAAGCCCCTCGATGGCGAGGGGGGCGGTGTTGCATGGCGCGCGTTGCAGCACGAGTGTGCTAGAGTGCAACGCGCGGGGGAGAGGGGAGCCGTGCAGATGACGCTGGAACAGTGCAGGACGCGTTTCGCGCCCATCGTCCAGCGCCCGGTGCCGATGCGGCGGGTGGCGTGGCTCGCGCCCGATGCGCTCGAATGGTCGTCGCAGTTTCCCGGCGTGCTCGACGCCGGCGCCCGAGCGTTCGAGGACCTGCGCGATCTCCGCGACGCGGCGAGGGAGCCCGAGTGATGGTGGCGGAGCTCGTGGCGGCCGAGATGGAGACCGGCAAGCCCGAGCAGCTCGACGCGCGTGCCGCCGACCTCGAGGCGCGCGCCGCCGAGCGCGAGCGGGCCAAACGACCACACACGGCCGAGTTCTTTCGCCAGCGCGCCGCACGACTGCGTGCCGCTGCCAACGGGCTGCGCGGGTCGCGCAGCGGCAGGTGATGCGCGCCTCGCAAACTCTCGCCATCCCGCCCGAGCTCGCGAGGATGGCGCGGATGCATGCGCGCGCCTTCATGCGCCGCGTGCCGCCCAATATCCTCGCAGACGACCTCGAGCAGGCGGCGCTCGTCGGGCTCTTCGACGGGCTGCGCCGACATCCGGACGGCACCGGGCCCGGCTTCGAGGCGTACCTGCGCACCCGCATTCGCGGCGCGATCAAGGACGAGCTCCGAGCCCAGGACTGGATCGGTCGGCGAAACCGGGCTCGCGTCGCGGAGTCGGCGCCGACCGTGGTTCGCTTCGACGACCTCAGCCCGACCTGGCAGGAGACGTTTGGCGCAGACGGCGACGACCCCGAGACGAGCGCAATCCGGACGCTCGACGCGGCGAAGGCGTGGACCACACCGCTTGCCGAGCGCGACTGGCGCATCATGCGAGCGCGCTACAGGCGCGAGATCAAGCAGGATGACGTCGGCGAGGCCGAGCACATCAGCGCCCCGCGAGTGAGCCAACGCGAACAGATCGCGCTCGCGCTGATGCGAGCCCACCTGAGTGACCCATGAAGCCGCCGGAGTCCAACTACGTTCGTTGCATCTGTGGAGGCGAGCGCCGCTGCGGCTACTGCACCGGCAAGTGGTGCATGCGCTGTGGCAAGACCGTCGACGGCGGCCGCGTTCACCGATGCCGTGAACCCGGGACCGTGCCGCCGGCGGCGCCGCCTCCGAGGCCTAAGGTGATCGAGCTCACGCACGCGACGCCGTTCGGCGCGACACCCTGGACCGAGAAGTGGGAGCGCGAGCTGCGGCACGCAAACTGGGTCGAGCGCGACGGGCTCTTCTACCCACGCGTGGTGCCGGCGTCCGGCAGGCGGAGGTTGCTCGGGTGACGGCTTGGCTCGACTACATCGATGCTCGTCGCCGCCTGATCCACGAGTGGCACGGGCAGGGTATCGACCCGGTCGACATCGCGTTCCGCTTCGAGCTCGACTTCGAGCGCGTGTCGCGCATCATCCGAGAGCCGACGGACCCCCCGCTGCCGGGCAGCGCACGTGCCGTCGCCGCCGAGCTGCGCCGCCGTGTCGCCGCCCTCGAGCGCGCGCTCCACGCCCGCGACTCCGAGCCGCCGCCGCCCCGCGGGGGTGTCCCCACGACGAGCCAGATCCGCTCGCTGCTGAGCAACCCGGACGGCGAGCGCGAGCCCGAGCCGACGGGCGACTGAGCCGCGCCGTGCTACGCTAGGCCAGCCCGGGGCGGGGCTTCATCTCTTCACCTCGCTCCGGGCCCCTCCTGGGGTCAGCGGGTGCTGCCGCCGGTGTAGATGGGCAGCTCCATCGGCACTGGAGGGCACACGAGCTGCGGCTCTACCGAGACGTACAGGCGATTGGACGTGGGGTAGCGCACGGCCTGGACGCGGTTATTGAGGTTCCCGTCGAGCGACGCCGTCCAGCCGCCGCCGATCGCGATGACGCCGCCCACGTGCCCGAGCCCGCTCGGATGGATCGCGTACGCGAGATCGCCCGGGAGCACGCGGTCGGGCTCCACCGGGTGCAACGACTCGACGAGGCGTTTCACCGAGGCATCGGGCTTGAACGTAAACGGGCTGTGCTGCCAGAGCGCCAGGCACTGGAGCGCCGCGCACCACGCCCTCCCGTCGTCGGACGGTCCCGAGCCGTCGGCGTCGTTGTCGAGGTTGCAGACGGCCATGGCCCGCTCGATGAGCTCGCCCTGGTTGACGCCCTGCTCCTGCCAGCCGTGGAGCTTGACCAGGAATCGCACGACCTCCTGGCGCCACACCGGCAGCTTGGCGATGTCGATCGCCCACTGCGTCTTCGGGCCCAGCTGGCCATCTACCCGCAGCGGCTTGCCGTAGTAGTCGATCGGCTTCGCTCCGCCGTTGCGGCCGTCCTGGAAGGCCCGTACCTCGTCTGGCGTCATGGGACGGCTTCCGGCAGCATCGGCGAGACGGGCTCCGGCGCGAGCTCGGGCTCGTCACGTAGGCGATAGGCTTCCCAGAGCCCTAGCGCCTTACCGGCGATCACCACCGCTTGCTCGATGGGTCCGCGGTTCTCCTCGTACCAGGCCACGCCCTGCAGCAGCGTCATGATGCCGCCGATGATGGCCATGACCCCCTTGCTCCATCGCCCCGTGGCTTTGGCGGCGCGCACGGGCATGCTCGGCTTCGACTCCTGCGCCCGCTCTTGCCCCTCTTGCTTGGGCGGAATGCTCGAGAGCCGCACCTTGATGTCGGGCGGCACGCGAGCGTCGATCAGCGCGTACAGGTCCCGCAGCGTCGGGTTGTCGGGGAGCTTGACCGCGTCGGACTCCTTGGGCTCTGCGCGCAGCTCGAGATCTGTCGCCGCAGGCGCGTACGCCGATTCGGGCAACGGCGGCAGCGGCCTTCGCGGTCGCGGAATGGCGATGCCGGTTGGCGGCGTGTCGCGCGGGTCGTCGTCGTTGGACATGTGTCTACCGCCCTTGGCAAGGTTCTCGGCGGTGCCGTCTACCAGTGGTTGACAGTGATCCGCCGGCAGCGTAGGGTTGGTGCATGCCTCGCACCTTCAAAGTGCTCGTGCAGCTGCAGCTGAGCGAGAAGTTTGGGCCGATGTGGTTGATCGCGATTCCGGCCGTGAAAGGCTGCGACAGCTTCGGCCGGAGTCTCGTCGAAGCGCGCAGAAGTATTCGGGAAGTGCTGGCGGCGACGCTGCCCGAGGCGGACGGCCACGACGTTGCCGCGACTGCAGTGTTCGACGAGGAGGTCCAGCTACCGCCGGGCATGCGCGCTGCGGTGCGGCGGTGGCATGAGGCGCGCGCGAGGACGGCGAAGATTGACCTCGCGATGACGAAGGCTCGCGCCGCGGAAGCAAGCGCTGCCCGTGCAGTGACGGAGCACCTCAGCCTGCGGGACGCTGGTGAACTGCTCGGGCTATCGGCGGAGGGCGTGCGCAAGATCGCCCATGGTGGTCCGGGTATCCAGAAGACGCGTACCGCTCCAAAGGAAGCGCGCCAGGTGGCGAGATGACGCGCGCAAGCGAGCCCGCGACCGACCCCGATGCGTGGTACGGTGAACCCGTGACGCAGCGAAGCTCAGCGCGTGGGCCTGCGCGACGAGGGCGCTACGTGCCGCCTCGCGACGCCATCGCTCTACCTGCCGCGCAGATCGGGCTCGTGGATGCCAAGCTGGTGCTGCGCTTTCCGGAGCTCTACCTCGCTGGCGATCGGTCGCTCCTCGAGCTGCCGGCGGTGGCCATCGTCGGATCGCGAAAGGCGTCGGTTGAGGGCCGAAAGCGCGCGTCGCAGCTGGCCACAGCGCTCGTGCGGCGTGGCATCGTCGTCATGTCGGGGCTTGCCGAGGGCATCGACGAAGCTGCGCACAAAGCGGCAATCGCTGCCGGCGGTCGAACCATCGGCGTTGTCGGCACGCCGCTGAGCTCAGCCTATCCCGCTAAGCACGCCGAGCTCCAGCAGCTCATCTACACGCAGCACCTGCTCATCTCCCCGTTCCCCGATGGCACCCGCACGTTCCCGAGCCATTTTCCAGAGCGCAACCGTGTGATGGCGCGTCTCTCGAGAGCGACCGTCATCGTCGAGGCGAGCGATACCAGCGGCGCGCTGCACCAGGCCGTCGAGTGCGAAGCGGCTGGCAGGGCGCTGTTCATCGCCAAGTCCGTAGTCGACAATCCGTCGCTCGCGTGGCCCAGGCGGTTCAAGAAGGCGATCACCCTCGAGAGTGCCGAGCAGGTCATCGCCGAAGTCGCTGGTTGACGAACGATGCGTCGAGGGGAACGGCGAACGCTTCGAGCGTTGGCGATGGGCACGTACTACCCGAAAAGGGCACATGATCCTGCGCCTGATGCGAGGCAACTGCAGCGGCTCGTCTACCACATCAAGCGAAGATGGTCGGTCGGGCCGATCCTTGTCACCTACCCAGGCCACGATCCGACGTGGGTCCGCACTCAGCTCCAGGCGTGTGAGCTCGCCGCCCAGATCTACGCGTCAGCATGGCCCCAGATCTGCGAGGTGCTCGACCTACCCTCAAACGGGAAGGTGGAACTAGTGCCGATACCATCATCCGGGGTCACTCGGGCGACAGCCGAGACTGCACGGTGGGGCGCTGCGCAGCTCGCTGCTGCAATGCAGCGTCGTAGCCTGGGCGAGGTCAAGCAGCACGTGTACAACGTGGAGGCGCAGAAGGCCGATCACGAGGGCTCTAGCGATGAGCGCAAGACGGCTCCGGAGTTGTTCGACAACTACGACGTTCGAGGAAAGCCCCAGCGGCCTGTCCTCTACGTCGATGACATCTTCACACGGGGCCGCCACCTCGCGGCGATCGATCAGCGGCTCGGACGGCCCGCCCGCGCTGCAGTCCTCGTCGTGGGATTCACCGACGACGACTACCGAGAGAGCTGCCTTGAGTGGCGCGCAAAGGATGTCGAATACGCCGACGTCCACTCCCGAATTGCGGTGACCGAAGTCGAACGGCAACCGCTCTCGTCGCCTCAATAGGTGCTCCCGCCGCGGTGACCCGTAGCCCTTGCCCAGCCGGCGTCCCGTTTGGTGCCAGGCTATCCGAGCGCAGTCATCCGAGGGCGTACCGATCGCGTAGCCCGCCCGCGGCGGGAGCTGGCACCCGCCCGCTTGCATGACGCCACAGGGTCGTCGCGAGTAACGGGGGGCACCTTCGATGCGCGGGTTGGATTCGAACCAACGACCTTCGGATTATGAGCCCGATGAGCTACCGCTGCTCCACCGCGCAGGGATGTGAAGTTAGCAGCGCATGACGGGCGCTGCGGTCGGCGGGCGACCGCCGGGATGGTGAAGCTCATTGAGCTCCGCCTGATGATCAGGCCCGCCCATGCTCGGGTCGACCTCGTGCTTGAACACGAGCGCAAGGTGCTTGCGCACGCAGGCGATCTGCGAGGGGTGGAGCTGCGGGGGTTCCGCGGTCCCGGTCGCCTGTAGCTCGAGGTAGCCCTGGAGCCAGAAGCAGAAGTCGCGCGATGTCACGTCGCTCGGCTCTCCTCACAGACGATCGCCTTGTTGGCGTTCATCATGGCTTCGTGCAGCGCACGCAGAGCCACGGTCCGATCGGCGCACGCCTGCACGTTCTCGATGAGCACCTGGGCTGCGGCCTTGCAGGTCCGGCGTACGAGAGCGATGCGCGCGACCTGTTCGTCGGTCGGCTTGTGGTAGTCGAACGACTCGAGGATGCGTTCCTCCTCGCGCGACAGGGGCGGGACAAAGCCGGGTTGGTTCATGGGGGTATGCTCCGTTCTCTCGTGGTTCAGCGCTTCTGCCGGGCCACGAACGCCGCCCGGCGCGCCGCCTCGTATGCCGCGCGTGCCGCGTCCTCGTCGTCGTTCTGGAGCGCGTCGATGAGCGTCACGATCGCCTGCCGCAGCTCGGGCGCGAGCCGCAGGAAGAGCATGGCGGCGCCGATCGCCGTCGTGGGGAGGCCGAGGATGGCCGCGATCACGGGCACGCCTCCTGCGCCTGGCGGAGCTCCGCCATGATGCCGTCCGCCGCCGGGCACTCCGCGAACGAGCCGGGGCACTCGCTGTCGACGCGGCTCTGCGCCGCGCTCTCCGCGCGCTCGTAGCAGAGCTCGCGCTCGCGGAGCTGTTCCGCCGTGGGTCCGCAGGCGAGCGCCAGCGCCAGAATGACGTGTCGGTGTTGCATGGGGGCTTGTCTCCTACCGGTAGGTTTCGCGGCTACGGCGTCGCGGACTCGCGAGGCGGCACCGAAACCTTCCGGCCTCGGCAGCCTTGACTCTTCTACGCTTGTAGCGTAGTATATAGGGTGCCCACGGTTCTCTATCGCTTCTGCTTCTTGGTTCTCGGCCTGACGCTGCTTTCAGCATGCGGCGAGGAGCCTGTGAGCGTTGTCCTGACGCCCGAGACGCCGGAGCTCGACGCTCTCCTCCGTGAGGCTGATGCTCGGTGGGAAGCGGCCGGCGTCGCGGCTGAGCGGATTGTGATTGGGCCTGGCGGCGCGCCCGTGCGGCTCGTTCCTGAGCGTGCACCCGCGGCGGAGACGCTTACTCGCGGTCGAGGCAAGGAATTCGCGGGGGTGCGCTGGATGGAGCTGTACAATCTGGACATCGCTGTCGCGATGCACGAGCTCGGCCACGCGCTCGGCATCAAGTATCACCATGACGAATTGGTGACTGCTGCCGATGTGGAGAACGGCGCCGAGCCGCCTCCCTGCGGTGAGGTCTCGACTCGAGCCACCATGTGCTCGCACGTTGGTAACCTGATCCGCACCGAGGACCTCGAGCTCGCGTGCGACGCGGGCGCGTGCATGCACTTCACGCCCGAAGCACCCTAAGCCGTTCAGGCCCGTCGCTCGACGTCCCCACCAGCAGTGAAGATCGCTGTGCCGGCAACTGCGGCAGACATTTGGGCGGCGATGTTGATGTTGTTTGCGATCGTGGTGTCCACGGCAAGGGTGCCGCTGAATGCAGAGGCCACCTTGCCGTCGACAGCGACGTTGTCGCAGTTCGTCGTCGTGAGGATGTGGGCCATGCAAACGTTGACCCCGGTCACAGTGAACTCGGCCACGACCTCCACCGACCCTTGAAACAAGTTCAGCGTTCTGGCGGCTGCGCTGGTGACGGAGAGGTTGTTCGCTCCTACGTTGAGCCGCGACACCAGGTTCAATGCCGTGGCAGTCGCGCCACGAGCGAACTGATAGGTCCCCCGCAGCACATATCGGGATCCAACCTGGAGAGTGTTGGCCGGTATAGTGAGTGTCCCGCTGACGTCGAGGAAGGTGGTCGCGGCCAGGACGTTGCTTGAAGTCGCCACAGCTCCCACAGCACCGGCGCCCCACTCGAGCGCATTGTTCGCTGGGTTGCTGCGGACGCTTTGGAGCTGCGTCAAGGGCGCGCTCGGCGCTGGCACCGCAACTGCGTTGGTCGGATTCAGGACGATGCTCTTTGCTGCGATCGCCCCGTACGCCGTGGCGTTGGTGTCCTGTGCTGAGGTGACTGCGCCCGTGAGTGCCGCTCGCTTTAACGTGCCGCTCGCGCCGTCATACACGACCGACGTCGACCCCGCTTGCAGCTTCGTGAGCTGATTGAGCTCGGCATTGAGGTGCTCGGCGGCGATGGGCTGCTCGGGAACGAACCCGTTGGCGCGCTGGGCCGCCGTCATTGCGACCTTCGTCGGCAGGCCCTCGTACTCGACGGACTCGGCCGGGAGTGGACCAACGAAGTTCGCGTTGCTTGCGAAGTCTGACATTCGTGGCTGTGCCTCAGGTCAGGTGCGAGATGCGGCGGACGTGGAAGGCCCGCCCGCCGACGCTTGCGTTCGTCGCGCTACCCCAGCCGCCCGTTGCCGCCGTCGTGGTGGTCGCGCTGTCCGCGCGCAGTCGGCCCGCGCCTCGCGACACGTAAAGCAAGAGGCCTTCCTCGGCCTGCTTCGCGTTGCGCAGCACGATGGTGGCAGCCTGCAGGATGAGGTCGGGCGCGTTTTCGGCGACGAGCCCGAGGGTGGCCCAACCGGCTTGAAACCACGCCACAGGCTCGGGGTAGACGAGCAGCAGCGTCTCGAGGATGTCCTTGAGACTGCCGTGGCTGCGGTTCGTCCGGATCTTCGCCTTGATGAGCGCCCGGTAGACCTCGGTGTCGAAGCCGCCGACGTTCCGCTGCCCGACGATTCGCCCGAGCACCTCGAGTTGCGCGTCGTGGGCGTTGTCGACGAGGCGCAGCTGGATGACAGACACGATGGCATCCTCGAGCTCCTGCACCTCGGTCGTCAGAGCCCACACGAAGGACGCGATGCGAGGCTTGCCCCAGAATTCGGGGTTGAGCGACAGGATCGCGCGCCGCGCGTGGTCGGTGATGGGAACGAGCTCGCCCATCAGACCTCGAGGAAGGCGTCGACGGAATACGCGCCGGTGAAGATGGGTGACTCGAGTCCGAAGTAGAGAGGGCTGAGCTCAGCCGTACTCCCGCTCGTCGCTGTCGAGCAGTAATAGGACGGGTTGAAGTTGCCCGTCGGGAGCGAGGGGATCGTCACGCTCGTGTTGTTCACGGTCAGCGTCCATGATGAGGTGCTGCGCTGCACGGTCAAGAGCGTCAGCGACCCGAGCGACACCAACACCCCTGTGTCGACTGGCGCGCCCGCGTTGGCGCTTCGAACGATGGCTTGCCAGTTGGGGGTGCCGCTCAGCGCGTAGAGGCCCACAGCGTCGGCCACGCCGTGAATCTGCGCGTTGGCGTTGTCGGATAGCCCGAAGCTGAAATAGTAGTTGAGAGGCCCCGCGTTAGGGATGATGAGCGCCTGCGCCAGGTCGACCTGGACGGCGCTCAGGCAGCCCGTGCCGGCGCTGCCGGACGGACCGAGGCCAATCGAGCCCGACCCGGCGACGGCCGAGATCAATCGATTGCGTGTGGACTGGCTGATGCCTGAATTGGTCCCGCGCGACCACGTGCCGGAATATAGATTCCAATTGAGTTTGCCGATCGAGCCGCTCGTCGTCGTGCCGCCGAGAAAGTGATCGCACTCTCGGATGCGCCTCGGACGGTCTCGGGGGCGGAGCTTGTCGCCCTCAACGGTCATGCCCGTGCCGCGCAGGTAAGGCGCTAGCGCGGCGGCGAGAGTGCCGTCGCCAGAGACCGCTGAGGCCGCGGCGACGTAATCGAGGTTCGTGCCGTCTGCGTTGACGCGCGCGAGCTTGAACGCATCCTGAAGGCCCGAAGGCGCGTTGATGCCCTCGGTGAACTCGTCGAGCAGCCGCCCATCGAGGTTGCTCATGCTTGCTCCGTGATCGTCAGGCTGATGTTCGCGGTGTCGATGATGAGGATTTCATCGATGTCGGCCTCGACGTTGGCCGTGCCGGTTGGGCTGGGTACAGTGCCGAGGCCAAAGTCGAGTACGTCGGTCACACCGTCGACTGCAAAGGCGCGGCTCTTCAAGCGCTCGTAGACGGCGCGCTCGCCGACGGCGGTGGGGCCGCCGGCGATAATGGCAAGCTTGGCCGCTGCGGCGACGGCGACCGCGTCGGCGCCGGGCACCACCTCGAGGTCGCCATCAATGTAGAGCGGCACCCGCGTCGCGCGGTCGAAGCGCACCGTGGCAGGGTCGCCATTGGGATCCGTTGCGACGCCGTCGGATGCGCCCACGGTCGTCGTGGCGGCACCCTTGCTGTCGAGGATGGCCTGGGCGATGGCGTCGTCGCTCGCCGCAGGCACGAGGCCGTCCCAGATGATGGCCCGAATCGAGTGCTTGGGCAGGTCGACCGTGTCGGTCTCGCTGTCGTTGATGAGCACGTTCGCCGAGATCACTCCCTCGACGTCCAGCACATCCGCGCGGATGCCTCCCGCCGATCCCGAGGCTTGCGTCTCGAGGTCCTCCTCGCGCCGCACGCGCAGGTCGTCGACTTCTTCGAGGTCCGTCCCCGGCGTCGCGTCCGTCGGATTCGTGATGGAGAGCCAGCCGCTCTGCGTGGCCGCGATCACCGTGAGCGATCCGGCGACTGCGAGCTTTCTGCCGGCCTCCTCACAGATGAACGTTGCTGGATAGTCGCCAGGGAGGGCGGTCGAGGCGGCCGTGTCGCGGTTCGTCCACCGATTGGTCGGGTCGCCGTTGACATGTGCGATGAGAGTGCCGGGCGCGAACGTCTTGTTGGCCGCGAGCCCGAGCGTCACGGAAACGACGCCGAAGGTCGGTCCGCGCCGCTTCGTGCCCGTCAGTGCCGCGAGCGCGATCATGAGCGCGCCCTCGGCGTTCGCCGGATCGAAGCCGTTGCGGGCGACTTCGAGTGCCTGCCAGCCGAGGTCGAGCTCGTCGGAGAAGACGTCGACGGCGTTTCCCACCCAGTCGAGCTCGTCGAGCGTCAGCCGCGGGTCGATGCGCGCGCGGAGCTTGCCCTTGATGCTCTCCTGGATCTCCGGGAACGTCTTGCGCCGGAAGCCGGTCGGGGTCTCGCCGTAGTCTGTCACCCGCTCACCGCCAGCGCAGTGATGTCGGAGCTACCCTCGAGCACTTGCCCGGAGGCCATTCGTAGCTGGTAGGCGACGCTCATGACGCGTGTGACTCGGTCGACTCGGAACTCGAGGCTGGCGATCGAGCTCACCTCGGGATGGCTCAGGAAGTAGTCGTAGAGCTCGGCGCGCAGGAGCGCCTGGTGGGGCTTGTCGAGCAGCTCGAACCAGCGCACGCCCTTGGCGAGGTCGTAACGGTAGGTCCCGAGGACCGTGCGAATGCCGATGCGCAGCCGCTGCGCCGTGCGTTCATCGCCCGTCGTGAGGAGCATAGTGCGACCGTCGGGCGAGAGCGCTGCGTCGCCGGCGATGTTGAAGCAGGCCATTTTCTCCCGTCAGGACCATGCCGGCACGACCGTGTTCGGCGTCGCGACGAGCGTTGCCGAGCCCGTCCGCATCCAGGTATCGATCGCGGTCGCGACCTTTGCTGCAGCGGCCGCCGCCGTCGCCGGGTAGGGCGCGGCGAGTAGCACGGCCCACCCGATCGGCGCGGGCGGCGGCACGCCGGTGTACGTCGGCGCCATGCCCCCGGCGATGGTGGCGGCCGCTGCTGTGAACGCAGCATCCATCGCCGCGAGCGCCGATGGCGTCGCGAACGCCGCCGCGAGGGCCGCCTGCAGCGTCGTCTGCGCCGCACTGACGGTGGTCGAAGACGGCACGACCCCGCTCGCGTACGACCCGAACGCGCTCGCCCAGAGGCCGGCGCACGCGAGCGTCGTCGCGCCGTGCGTCGTCATGAGGTTCGTGAGGCTCGTCTGGAGCGCGGCCTTGTTGAGCGGCATGGGGCCTTACTCCGTGAGCACCTTGGTCGACGCTGTCACGTTGGTCACTGGCGCTGGCGTCGTCGATGCGCTCGAGGGGCCGACCGCCGTCGGGTGCACGTGCGTCGTGAGCCAGGTCTTGATGGCGGCGATGTTCGCGTCGTTCACGTCGCCCTTGGCGACCCCGTGCGTCGCGCCCGAACTGCTGCCCAGCTTGATCTGGGAAGCGCCGACGATGATCTCGACGCTGCCGTCGTCCTTGCCGAGGTGCAGGCCCTCCGTGGCGGGCTCATAGTCGGCGAAGAGCTCGCTCTCGCTGCCGGGGATCGCGACCGGGTAAATGCCGTGGCGGCGGCTGATGTTCGCGGCGCTCGCCTCACCGCTCGCTCTGAACCGTGACGGGTCGAGTCCGTAGAATATGAGCGTCACCTCGTCGCCAGGCGAGAGGGGCCACACGAGGCGGTAGCCGCCCCCGCGCGGGAACTTCACGGGCACGTCCGGTAGCGGAGGAGGCGCCGTGCCGTCGTGCACCGCGACCTCCACGACCGCAGTCTTCTGGTCGGGGTCGTACGAGACCACCTTGCCCGGCAGCGACGTCCAAACCCGAGCGAGCCCGGCGCTGGTCGCCGCCCGCAGCAGTTCGGGATCGGTGGGCTCTCTCATGCGTCCAACCGCTGGAACTCGTTCAGAATCGTCGAAAAAGTGAAAAAGTGACTTTTCCAGCTGCGAGCGAATTGCGAGTCAGAGCAGGACCGCCGACGCCGTCGGCGTCGTGTCCTCCTTGGTTTTCTGGGGCAACAGGCCGTCGCTGGTCGCGCCGAGCGGGATGCCGTGGAATTGCACGGTCCAGTTCTGCTCGTCGAAGTTGTCGCCCGAGTGCGTCGTCGCCACGGCGACGAAGTCGCCCGAGAAGCGCTCGGCTTCGACGCGGAAACCCACGCCGGGTAGGAGATCGGGCAGGAGCAGCGCCGTGCCCTCGACGTTGCCGTGCTCGTCGAGCCGCGCGTCGAGCAGCCCCGTCGAGCTCGTGATGAGCGGTCCCTGACCGGCGTAGGGCTGGCCTTTCTTCGCCCCGACGAATTTCCCGTCTTGGAACGACCAGTCGAGGCCGAGCGAGTCGGCGAAGACCTGGAGCTCGAAGACGGCGCTGCCCTGCGCCGTGTACGGGCCCTCGAGCTCCTTGGCGCCGTTGGCGAGCGTGACATGCGACAGCGTCGAGACGTTGCCCGGCGCGAGCCCGGTGGCGGCCACGAGCTGCTCGAGCACCCGGTGGACGGGTGTCCGCTTGGCGAAGCTCAGGCTCACCTTGCTGCTCTGGTATTTGTCCTGCCCGTCGCCCGCGCTGACCCGCAGCATCGATACGCCGGCGCGCTTGTCGAGCGTCGACTCGACCCGCGTGACGATGCCGGTGAACAGCTGCGACGGCTCGTCCCCGTAGCCCGCCTGCACGCGGCAGGTCATCTCCCGCTGCTGCTCGAGCCGGGCCCGAGTCTCCGGCGCGAGGTTCCAGATCGCGAGCTCCACGTTGTTCGGGATCTCGGTCTTGTCGCGCTCGACAGAGAAGGCGACGCGCAAGGCGGGCGCCGGCGGGCGCATCTCGAGCTTGAGGTCGCCGATCTCGATGATGAAGACGCGACCGAACTGGCGCTTGTCGGCCATCAGCGCACCCGCCGCCAGCACTGGCCGGGCACGACCCAGCGCCAGCGCACGCCGGCGCGCGACAGGCGCTCGAGCGCGTCCGAAGGGCGCGGCCAGCGCGTGCCGCGCGAGCGGCACGAAGCGCGTTGGAACCGCCGCGTGAGGCTTGCCATCAGAGGGTCTCCCCCGGTTCGAGGTAGTAGAGCTGCACGCGCGTGCCGAGTTCGTCGCGCGTCGGCGCACGCCGCGTGCCGTCTGTCGAGAGCGCCAGCAGCTTGCCGGGTGGCGTCAGCGTCGGATGGTTCGCGTAGCGCAGCAGGTCGTTGCCGATGAAGATCTTCACGCCGGTGACGATCGGCTCGTCCTCCTCGTCGCCTCCGCCGATCGCCGCGATGTCGAGCGACCAGCTATCCGAGCGCGAGTTGTGCGAGAAGCGCAGCGCGTAGTCGATGCTGCCGATGCTCGTGCGCTGCGTGAAGCTGGCGCTGATCTCGGTGGGCAATGGGATGGTGAGCATTAGCCATCCCCCGTGAGCTCGTCCTTCAGCTGCTTGAGCAGGGACTTTTTGGCGGAGTCGCCCGCGTTCTTCTTCTCGGCGTCGCCGGTCTTCTTGGCGGGCCGGTTGCCGCCATTGGCCCCCAGCTTGAGCCGCGCCTCTGCTGGCGACGGCAGGCTCGCCGTCGCGGTGCTGACGGTCTGCACCTGCTTCAGCGAGACTGAGAACTCGCCCTTCTGGGCGCCCTTGCTCCGGGTGTACGTGACCTGCTCGATGTAGTAGTCGGTCCAGCGCCGGCCGAGCCAGTCGAGCGTCATCGTCGCCGCGCGCAGGCGCGCCGCAGCGAGCTTGTCGAAGAGGTCGTTGATCCGGTCGCGCTCGTCGTACGGGGGGCGAAACACCTCGATGGCGAGGGGCGTCTTGCTCCCGCCGAGGCCGAGCACGCCGGCGATGGCGCCTGCGGCCGCGCTGAGCGCGCCCTCGGCCTGCAGCGTCAGGAACAGGATGCCCTTCGGCTGAAACCGCGTCTTTGGTAGCTCGAGCGGGATGGTCTCTTTGATGAACTCGATGTCGTTGCCGTCGTCGTCGCTGTCCACGAACGGGATTTGCGTCTGGGCGATATCGAGGCGCAGTTGCTCGGGGTGGTGGATGACGTGGTCGCTGACGATGGAGCCGTTCTCGAGCGGGAACTCCGTTACGGTTGACGATAGCGTGTTCTCGAGCTGCGGGATGACGTCGACCTGGATGTAGCCCGAGCCGGAGTCGTCCTTCCAGGACAGGCGGGCTCTCTTCTCTTCCACGTCACGCCCCCGCTGCGCCTACGGTCTGCCGGAGCACCTGCGCCTTGTTCCGCTTGAGCTCGGCGCTGATGTTGCGCTCGCTCTGGCGTAGTGCCGCGCCAACGTTCTGCGCATCGACGCCGTTGAGGTTCGTGGTCACGGAGCTGTGGTCGTTCACGGTGACCGTCGAATTCTTGCGCTGGTCGACCGCGGGCGAGCCCCCGAGGGCGAGGCCATTCTGGGCGTTCTGCGCCATCTTCGCGGGCGCCGCGCCCTCGTCGCCCTTGAAGAGGCCTCCGATGAGGGGCAGGTCACCGAGGAAGCTCTTCGCGCCCTCCACGGCCTCGTGGAGCTTCGACTGGAGGTATTGGGCGATGGCTGACCAGAGCAGGGAGATGTGCTGCCAGACGTCGCTCGCCCAGCCCTTGATGCCCTCACCGATGGAGTCGAAGACTTCGGTGACGAAGCCGCCGAACTTGAGGATGAGCATCTCACCCTCTTCGACCGCCGCCGCGTCGCCCTTGAACAGGCCCCAGAGCATCTTGCCGATGCCGACGAGCGCCTGCCAGCTGTCGCGTAGGCCCTCCGCGACGAGCTGCGCGGAGCCCATTCCGAACATCGAGTCGATCACATCGCCGATGACCGACCCCTCGCCCTTGAGGAACGAGATGACGTCGTCGAGGATGAGCAGCGGCAGCACGAACCGGAGCACCGCGCGGGCGCCGACCTTGAGGACGCTGACGAGCTTGCCGAAGTTGTTGACCAGCTTGACGACGCCGACAGCTCCGGCAGCGGTTAGCGCTGTCGTGAGGATGTTGCTGTTGCGCACCGCGTCCCGCACGCCCTTGACCACGGGGGTTAGCCAGCGAACGAAGTCACGGAGCGCCGGCAGGACGCTGAGGACCACCTCGGCGCCGACCCCTTTGAGTTGCCGCTCGAAGAGCGCCATCTCGTTGTGGGCCGCCGTGGACGCCGCGATGAAGTCACGGTCGTAAACCACCGCGAGATCGCGCAACTCCTCGAGTTGCTCGCGCGCGGCGTCCGCGCCACCCTCGAACGCTGGCAGGAGCTTCAGGCCGCTCTCGCCAAGCAGCTGCTGAGCGGCGGCGAGTCGCTCGGTGTCGCTCTCGAGCTCCGACAGGGCGCCGCCGGCCGCGAGGAGCACGTCCATCGTCGCCGGCAGGTCCTTGTTCCAGCCCTGCGTGCTGAGGCCGAGCTTCTTGAAGGCCTTTGCAGCAGCCCCATCCGCCTCGCTGGCTGCGGCCTGGATGTTGTTGGTCAGCGTCTTGACGCTGCCGCTCAGGTCCTCGCTCGAGGCTCCAACCTCCTCGACGAAGGCCGTCCAGGTCTGCAGCTCGTCGGTGCCGATGGCCAGGCGCGCCGCCAGATCACCGACTGCCCGGGCATCACTCGTGAGCTGCCGGCCCCAATCGACCGCCTTGTACGCTGCCGCGGCAGCCGTCAGCCCGCCGATGAACTTGGTGAGCCCCGCGAAGCCGCCGCCCGCGCCGCCGGCGGCAGCTGGGGCCGCCGGTGGCTGCGCCTTTTTGAACGAGACGCCGACCTGCTCGAGCGCGCGTGCGGTCTCCTTCGACTCCTTCTCGACTTGGTTGAGCTGCTTCTCGAGCTCGGGCAGCTCCTTGTTCGTTGGGTCGACGAGGCGCAGCCGCTCGATGGCCTTGCGCACCTCGGCGGCGCGCCCTTCGGATGCCTTGAAGGCAGCGCTGTAGGCCTCGATCTGCGCCGGGTCGAGCGCGCCGTTCACCTCCTGCAGGGCGACGCGCAGGCCGAGAAAGCTCTCCCCCGACTTGGCGAGAGTCGCCGTGAGGTCCTTCGTCTGGACGTCGGCGCCCTTCAGCTTCGCCTTGAGCTCGTCGAGCCTCGCGTCGAAGTCCTGAATCTTGGAGGGGTCGGCGCGGAAGACGAGCTTGGCAATGAGCTCGCGAAGCGTGGTGGCCATGGCGGTTCAGGTCTCGCGGGACGGGCGTTTGCGGATCGCTGCGTCGGCGCGGTCGAGCTCGTCGAGCACGACGTGCCCTTCGCACACCTGCGTGAAGGTCCAGCGCTCGAGGATGTCGGCTAGGCCGTCTTTGATTCGGGGGTCGGTGGCGAGTCGCCAGATCCGCCAAGGGATCCAATCAGGGAGCTCCAGCGGCTCCCCTTCAGGGCTCCTTCGAGCTTTTGGCCAATCTCGGCTAAAAAAGCTCCGTACTCCGCGTTGATGCAGCGGGCGAGCCACTCGTAGTACCGGCGGTGCCGGCGGCTGAACGTGGCTTCGAGCACGTTGCCCTTGAGCTCGCTCCAGATGACCTGGCCCTCCGCCTTCTCCTCGAGCGTCACGAGGCACTGCGCCGCGAAGGCCTCGCGGAACTTGGGCAGCTGCTCGGCAGCGCCCTGCAGGCCGCTCAGGGCCTTGCCGAGCTCGGTCGCGTCCGTCTGAGCCGCGAACATGGTCGCCGCCGCCGGCGTGAGCAGTGCCGTCAGGGCCGGCGCCAGCCGCTCGGCGACGAGCACCGGCAGAGGCTTCAGCCGGAAGCGAACGCCGTCGGCCTCGAACTCGTCGACTTGGGTCTCGCGGCTCATTCGACGCTATGCCCCCCGAGGATGACCGCGCCGGGCTGGATCTGCATTCGGAGCGGCCAGGAGACGACGCCGGTCTTCCGTGAGACCGCCCAGTTCGGGAGCTTGTGAATCCACGACCGCGGCGAGGCGATGAGCGTCGTGCCGTTGTTGTCCTTGTGGAGAAAGGGGCCGACCGCTCCGAAGCCGCCGCCGCCTGCGTTCAGCCCGGCGGCGCGGGCTTTCGACAGCTTGTCGTTCTCCTTGGACGACGCTTTCAGGTTCATGGTGCATGTGACCATCGTCGCGTTGGTTGCGCAGACCACGATGAGGCCGTCGGCGCCCTCCTCGTACTCGAAGTCGTCGGGGAACTCGAACTCGAGGAACGGCTCGCCGTCGATGCCGTCCTCGATGGTGAAGGTCAGGAACGACGTGGTCGTGTTCTTGAGGTTGAAGAATGCGGTTCTGCTCATGGCGTCGCGTCCTCGTGAGTTGGGTCGGGCTCGGGCGTTCGGGCGGGCGTCAGATCGCCAGGACGCCGCTCAACTGGACGCCATGGATCGCGCCCTGGAAGACGCCGGCGAACGCGTTGCTCGCCGCGAGGTGGCGAAGCACCTTGTCCGCTGGATCGATCTGGTCGATGCTGGGGAGCGTGATGTCCCAGCCGGCGTCGAGTACGCCTGCGGCTTCAGCCAGAGCGAATCGCGACCGCAGCTGAGCCTCGACGCCATCGATGCCGGCCTGCGTGAACGGTACTTTCTCTTGGTTCAGCAAGTACGCGAAGACGTCTGCCTGCGCGTTTGCTGCCAGCCAGTCGCTGTCCCGTGTGAGATCGAGGAACCTGCCGCTCGCTGCTGCCGTGTGGTGCGTGGCGCCAATGTCCGTGCCGTAGCGGAGGTAGAGCCCGACGTTCTTGCCCACCGCGTTGGTGATCTCGGTCGGCTGCAGATCGTCGGGGACGATGCCGTTGAGCCGCTTGTTCTCCCAGGTCGTCGAGCCCGGGTTCTGGCTGAACTCGCGCCCCATGATGGCTGCTGCGAGCTGGCCCGGCATGTCGCGGCTGAACCAGATCTTACCGTAGCTGTAGCCGGCAGCCTTCGCGTCGCTGCCGAGGTCGGTGGTGCTGTTGGTCAGGATGTCGCTGTCGATGGACTGGCCGTGGAACATCTTGCCGTTCGCCTGGCACCACGCGAGCGCTGCGTTGTTTTCTGCTTCGGACTCGCTATCGATGACGACGCCGTAGAAGTCAGGGTCCTCGAGCAGCGCCGCGGCGAGGTCCGTCGCGATGCCCGCATCTGGCGAGCTATCCTTGACCGTGAGGTAGCGCGGCACGTTCTTGAGGTAGATGCGCGCTCCCGCCGCGCTCGTGAGCGAGAGCGTCACGGTCGCTG